CCCGCCGGGTGGTGCCCTTCTGCTTTTCGAGCAGGAGATACTTGCGATCGTGGACCGTGGCCACGGCGGCCTCGTCCGTCATGACGCGGAGTCCACGGGGATTGAACCGGCTGGGGACGCTGGCCCGGAACCCATGCTCGGGGGTGGTGGGGAAATCGCGGTCGCGCTGGTCGGCGTCCTTCTGGCAGTCGTAGAAGGCCCAGCGCCAGAACTTGATGTGCTCCGGGGTGAGCTTGTATTTGGCCATCAGCTCGCGCTCGGTGGCCGCTTCCTCGGGGTTCGGTGCTCCCCGCCCGGCGAGGATGTCGGCCCGTTCCTGGGGTGTGACGGGCATCTGGCTATCGAAGCCGTAATACCAGGGCTCAAACACGCGAATCCAGCCGTTGCCCTCGATGCCCTGCTGGAAGTCCTCGAACTCAACACCATCCTGCCAGAGCTCAAAAAAGGCCCCACTGCCCCCGCGCACAGTGGTTTCCAGCACGCAGAAGGTGAGCGGGGAGCGGGGGACACCGTTGAGAATGCCGGTCAGAACATCGGAGGCATTGGCCACGCCTTCCTCGGTCCATCGGGCGACCTCGGTGCCAAGGAGGAAGGTCCACGTCCCTGAACGGGCGGGCTCTTTGCCGGCCATGGATTCATGCACCACCCGGCTGCCGGGGGTGCCGCCAGCGCCGTTGTGATAGGTGGCGCCAGTGGTGAGCACGTCACGGGCATGACCCCATGTGCAATGATCCCAACGCGCATAGGTGTTGTAGATCTCCCAGAGGTTTTTGACCTGCTTGTGCGCGCCCCCGATAATGAGGGCATCCATCATGAAGGTGTGGCAGGCCCAATCGAGCAGGCCCACGGTGCCGGTGCTGGCACCGGTCTGCCGCTTCTTATACACGAGGAGACGGATGGGCTTCTTGTTTGCCAGGCACCAGCGGACAATCTCGCAGATGCGACGCTGGAGCCAGCCGAGGCCGATGTCTTTCAGCCACACGAGACCGTCCTCACCCTTGGAGCGGTCCTTGACCTTGATGCGGCCGAATCCGGTCAGCCAGGCCTCGGGATCACGGCGGACGATGGCCGCGTTTAGCGCGTCCAGATCCTCGGCGGTGATGGTAATCTCGAAGCCGTCGCTCATCGGGGGTTAGTCAAGTCATGGAGCCGGTCATCAGTTCGCCGAGGTAGGTCGCCTTGTGCAGCCGGGTCAGGGTGCCACCTTGGGGCTTCAAGTGCTGCCTGATGTGTTCCTTCACGGTGGGGATGTCCTGACGGTCGGACACAAGGTGGCCGGTGAGGTGGGTGCGTTCTTCGTGGCTGGCAGCGCCGTCGGTGAACGAGGCATCATAGTCAACGGACCAGAGATGTTGGTAAGGGTTTTTCATGGTGGGGAAGATGCTTTGGCGTCGGCTTCATCGAGCAGGTTTCTGAACTGGGCACGGTAGGCCGGATTGGTGTGGAGCTGGCTGATGAAGGCGCCGAGATCCATCCGGCCCTTGTCTTTGACCTCGGCCCGCTGGTAGGGGGTTCCGATCTTGTATTTGAGAATGAGATCGAGGTATTTCACCCGGGTGGCATGGTCGGGAATGCTCACAATGTCGCCGTCCTGCTGGAAGGCTTTGACGGCGGCCAATCCCGATTCCAGCTCAATCATCAGGTTCTCGAAGGGGAACTTCGCTTCCAGATGCTGGAGCAATTGCAGGTTGAGCAGGTCCAGGGCGCGGGGATCACTGAGTGGCTTCGCTGGCGTCTGATGGGTTGCTCCAGTGGGCGGTGGAAGGGGGTAGTTCGGTGGCGGGGAGGCTGTCGTTCCCGGTAACGGATTGTCTCCTGCGCGCGCGTGCGAGTCACCGCCGGTAACGGGAGCGGCTTCGCTGGCGGGCAGGACGTCCACGGGCGTGATGGGGAGGATGGGATTCTGGGGGAGCATCCCCAAGCGGTCGATGCCTTCGGCGAGGTTCTTGTAGAGCTTTTCGGCCTTGCCACGACTGGGGCAGGCCCGTTTGCTGCCACTGGGGGAGTGGGCAACGACGTAGCGATCATCGCCGGCATCCGGGCCGTGGTCATACATGACGATCCAGCCGCCACACGGGGCTAGACATTCGCGAGCGCGATGATACCCCGGATCGTTCCCGAACGGATGGCGGGGCTTGCTGGGGGGTGGCTGAGGCATGGGTGTCTGACTATGACACAAAATTGTTGTGGTTGCAAAACCGTTACAGGCATTCGTGAGTTTTCGGCTATGAACGGGCTTTCGCAGGCGCAGCACCTTGCGCAGAATCTACCTTCTGGACAGCGGGAGCGCACCGGGCAGGAGCCCAAAGTCATCTTTCCGTCTGATCTGACTCTGACGCAGGAGCAGGAGCAACTGATGATGCAGAAGGCCAAGGTCTGGCTCGACAACCTGAGCCGTGATCTGGGCCGTCCCACGTTCGACTGCGCGAACCATGAACCGACGTGGAACGTGAACAACCTGAAGACGTCCCTGCCGTCCTTCATGGGGAAGCAGTATTTCGCCCATCTGATGTATCACGGGAAAGTGGACTGGCGGGCTTACATGGACGGCGGGGATTCGCTGTATGCCGACACAAACCTGCACATCCCGATGTCCCGCCGCATCCTGCAACAGCAGATTGCCCGGGCGATCAGCTATTACACGGGCACGGACCCGTGGTTTCAATGCTACGACAACGAGAACGACGAGCAGGATTTCACCGTCAAACTCGATCGCTGGCTGAAGCACGAGCTGGTGCAGGTCTCCGACCTCACGGCCGAGGTGAACACCGCGATCAATCTGGCCTTCATTCAGGGGCACACGGTGCTGAAGCCGGTGCATTTGCAGGATGTGGACTACTACGAGACGACGCGCAACGTGGTGATCGGTGCCGACGGTCAGCCCGTGCAAGCCCTCGATGGCAACTACATCTTTGATGACGATCTGTTCGTGCCGCTGCCACCCCCGCCCGCCGATCCTGCGGCGATGCCGGGCACGCAACCGGCGATGCCCATGGAGGCTGCCGCCCCAACGATGGTGCTGAAGCGGGACATGAAAACGCCGATGCCGCCCACGGGCGAGGGTGGTCGGCTGGTGTTCAAAAACGTCAAACTCTGGCGCAAGCTCGACAAGTTCAACGGGGTCAAATCGGGGTCCATTCACTACCTCGATTTCCTTTGCCCGCTGACGGCGCCTTCCATTGAAGAAGCGGAATGCTGCATCCATCTCTATGACCGGACGGTGGTTTCACTGGCCCACAAGTATCAGCAGGCATTGACCGGCAAAACGGTGTCCGAGATCCAGCCGATCATCAAAGAGTTGCTGGAAAAGATCATGCCCAACAGTTCGCCGGACACCGACGGCGCCGGGCAGAACGCGCCACGGGTGGAGAACGGCGAGACAACGCAGGGGATTGGCCGGGATCGCTCGGAGCCGATGGCGCATCTGGCTGAAGTCTGGATGCGCTACGATTTTGGCGACGGCTACGGGCCGAGGTCCATCATGCTGATCATGACCAAGGACGGCAACACGCCGATCTTTTACGACTACGCGGCGAACTGCACGCCGGACGGCAACCGCCCGTTCAAGGTGGTGCGCATCAACCCGGTGCCGGGTCGCTGGTATGGGCAGGGTCAGATGGAAGTGTTCGACAATTTGCAGCAGGCGGTGGACCTGCTCATCAACCGTTGGAACTTTGCGCAGACACGTTCGGGCAATGTGATACTGTGGAACCCGCAGAACACGATGGAAGGGAAAGACAACCCCCACCTCGAACTCAACAGCGGAGAGACCTACACCCCGCTACAGGGAAAGACGGCGGATGACATTCTGAAAAGCATCCCGCTCTATGACATCAAGAGCGAAGAGATCCAGAAGCTGCTGGAGTTCCTGATGCAGATCGCCATGAACATGAGCGGCATCTCGAACGTGAACGACGGGGCCATGACCGGTCTTGACACGGCAAAGCTGGCCACGGGCGTGCGGAACCTCGAACGGAGCGGGCAGGAACTGTTCGGCAAGTTCATCGCCGACCTGACCCCGGCGCTGCGGGCTCTGATTGAGGCCTGCGCGGACCTCGTGCTGACGAACATGGACCAGCCGCGACTCTTCCAGTTCTTCGAGGGCAAGGTGGGCCGATTGGGAACGATCACCCGCGACGAGGTGAAGAACGTGAACATCACGATCCGGCTGGAGCTCACGAAATACCACGGCGAGCAGGAAGTGGCCATGTCCACGGCAGCCATTGAGGCTGCGGAGAAGTTTTACCAGCAGCCGTTCGTCGTGCAGGAACGCACGGCGGACCTCTACCGCCAGAAGCTGCGCGGTTTCGGGGTGAAGAATCCCGATGAAATCATTGTGCCGACGGATGTGCAGGCATGGCAGGCCCAGCAGAACGCGATGTTGCAGCAGCAGATGCCGCAACCGGCAGCACCCGCCGTCAGTGAACAGACCGGCCAGCCCGCTCCCGTCCAGACCAACCTATGAGCGCCCGAAAACTCACCGCTGACGAAGCGCAACGGCTGGAAGTGGCCGAGGAACAACTGCGACTGATTGCCAGCCTGGAGCAATGCCCCGGCTATCAAAAGCTCATTCTGCCCCGGCTGCGTGCGGTGCGGAAAACTCTGGCGGACAAGGTGGCCGATGGCCAATGCCAGACCTTCGAAGACTACAAAGCCACGGTGGCGCTCGGCCAACTGCTTGACGTTGAGGTGCTCAACACCCTGACCCATGACAAGAAGCGCCACCAACACACCTATGCCGAGTTGACCGGCATGCCGCATCCCGTTCACTGAACAACCTTCAGCCCCTCCCCATCATGAGCCTTGGAATCATCAACTCCCTTGCGGTGGCCGGCGGCAACATGCCGACCCTCGACACACCGAAGAAAGCCCAGCCCTTGGACCCACCGTTTGGACCCGTGGCTGCGACGCTGCCCACCAATACGCCGTCCCCGCAGTCTGCTGGGAGTTATGCCACCCGCCGAGCGCGGGCTCTGCTGGCGTTCAAGAACAATCTGCGCGCCCAAGCCGGCCCCACCACGGTGGACACCCGTCGCCCTCTGGGCAAGGTCACGCAAGTGGGTGCCTCCGGTCAGGATCCGGCGGCATGGGATCGCAACGCGACCGTGGCCTTTGATCAACTGCCCCCCGATGTGCAGAACGCCTGGGCTGCATTTGCCTATGGTGAAGGCCCGCATCCGGATGCCGGCAACATGGTCGGTGGTGGTGGCGGAGTGAGCCAGCCGTTTGGCAAGCTCGGCAGTGCTCATGCGAGCCCCGGCCCTGTGCAACCCAGTCAGACACTGAGCATGCCGCAAGGTGACGCGCATGTGCTGGCCCAAGTGAACGCCGACAAGACGGCCGGTATCGCCTCCCGTGGAGACGCGGGCAATGTGACGTATGAGAATGGCGCCCGTATCGCTACCGATGGCGCCGGCGGCAAGACGCTGAGCTCACCGTATGGCACTGGCTATGTCACGCAACGCGGTGCCAGTGGTCCACCGACTCCCGCCCGGTTCAACATGAGCAACACCTACGACAAGAATTTCTTTGGGGGTGGTGGGCAGTCCGCCAGTCCGATGGGGACACCACCGCCCGCTCCCGCGACGTCGCCTCTGGCCAAGACACTGCCATCGCCGGCGGCATCCGGCCAGCCTTTGAGCGCGTCAGAAATGGCAGACTACCGGGCCGGCATTACCACGCCCTTGCCCGCACCGAGCACGCCGAACCCTGTGCGCAGGACTCCGTTGCCTCCCATTGACAAGCCAGCGGACACCGCGCAGCAGAGTGATGGTGGACGCCTGAAACGTCCGCTGCTCGGCACGTCCTGAACTCCGGCAGTGCCTTTGCATTGCGTTCAGCCCGTGCTCCTGTCTCCCCACCTTTACTGATTCCATGCTTCCCAATCCGCTTTTCCCTTCTTCCACCCGAGTCCCCAACGGCCGCCAGATGGGAGGGGACAGCGAGGATGATAGCGACCCCAGTCCGGAGGAACAGGACGCCTTTCAGCAGCAGCCCGCCGTCCAGAAGCCCCGCCGCCAGACATTGGCCCCGCCGTCGTTCCTGACGTCCACGATGTCGCCGGATTCGCCGTATGCCGCCGAAGCGCAGGCCTTGGACAAGCAGGACGCCGTGCAGCGTTTTCAGCAGGACTATGCTGCGTTCCAGCAGCAGAAGGCACAGAAGGCCCAGCAGGATGCCGCTCTTGAACAGTCCTACCAGAACGAGAGTCGTCCCTATTTCCGGGACGCCACGGGCGCGATCACACCCAAGCACACGGATGACCAATGGGCCGAGGAGCGCCGCCGCAAGGTGCTGTCCGACCAGATCGATGCCACCCGGGCCGAGACAGAAAACCCTGCGGCCAAGCCCTTGCCCCAGCATCAGCGGGAAAGGCTGGAGAAAGACCTGAAGAAGACGGAAGCCGATGCCCGGATGGGCGTGCAAGGCGTGCTCGACAGCCAGAGCAAAGCAACCACGGGCGGACTGCTGGGATTCGGGGCAACCCCGACCCCGCAGGCGGTGCTGGCCAAGCAACAGCTCGACACATGGAACCAGAACCCCGACCGCGACCTCGGCGACGAGGATCTGAACGTGTTGGCGGGCAGCTCGGACCCCACTCACCAGAAGATTGTCAGCGATCTGCAGGCCAAGCGCGAGGCGCTGAAAGCCGATGACGAGCGGGCCGTGGCCTTGCAAAAGAAGCAACAGGACGCATGGGAACTGCGCATGCGTCGGGACAACCCGTATCAGTGGGCACAGGAGAAGCGGAAGACGATCGAGACACTGCCACCGGACCAGCTCGCCGCCCACATTGACCAAAGCGCGAAGGCGATCCAGGACCGGGAGGCGACCATTGAGCAACGCACGGCGGGATTGCAGGCCCAGCACAACGCATTTCTCGCCGAGCAGCAGCAGGTGGCGCAGGAGAATGCCGCCGCCATTGCCCGCGGTGTGCCGGCGTCCAGCCTTGTCACGGCACACGATGGCAGCACGTGGACCACCACCCACATGCAGAAAGCGATGGAGATCGGCCATCGTTACAACGCCTGGCACGCCCAGACCATCGGCGAGCGGGACCAGATCAACACCGCGGCTTACATGCTGCAGCAGGACAAGGAATTGCATGACCATGCCGTGCAGACCTTGCAAGGCCATGCCGCCGCCGCCGAGGAGAAACGGCAACTCGATGCGGCGAAAGCGGTCAAAGACGAAGCCTATTCCAAGGCAGCCTTGGACATCTACAGCCTCGACAAGGAACAGCACTCTTTTGCCCGGGCCTTGAAGAACAATGATGACCTTGACGGAGATACCGCTGAGTGGAGGCAGGAAGAGAACCAGAAGGAAACCGACAAGCTGCTGGCCAAGCACGGTGTCACGGCGGACGAGATCAAGCCTTATGTGGAGGACGCGAAGAAGCTCGACTTCGACGCCTCGGGAGCCAAGTCGGCCGTGCTGAGCACGGGCAAGCTGGCCGTCAACCCCTCGCTCTGGTTTGATGAAGACGGCTACAAGAAGGCCGTGGACAAGAGTGAAGCCACGCCCGAGGCCAAAGCCGCCGCTCTGGAGATGCAGCCGGTCTTGCAGAAGCAGGTCGCGCAGACGCTTTACGATTCCGTGGCCAAGCATCCCGACCTCAAGGCCCAGATTGACGCCCTGCCGGGGAACGATGGGGCCGAGAAGTTCACGGCCTACGCGAAGGCCGCGAACAAGGACAACTGGAACTGGCTGCGGCAGTTCGGGACCAAGCTCACGGCGGGCACGGACCAGACCATGGTGGACCTCATCGGCTTGCATGATTTCTTCATGGGGGGCAAGTCCGAGGAAGCCCTGAAATACTGGCAGGAACGTGGAGCCGCAGCGCAGTCCCTGACGGGGGTGCTACCCACCAACACCGCTGCCAGTGTGGCCAGTGGCATCGTCGGCAGTGTGCCTTCCATGCTGCCCGCGATGGCCCTCGGCACCGCTGCCGGCGGACTGACAAAAGCCCTGGGCGGTGGCGAGAAGCTGGCCGCCTTTGCGGGAGCCCAGACCAATGCGGCCACGTTTGGCGCGCAATCGCTCGGGGGCACTTACGTGCTGGCCGACGGGGAATACCGCAAGCA